TGTTGCTGGTAAAGATATGACCGCAGCAGTTTGGAGACGCATAGTTAACAATTTACCGCTACTATTAAAGTCAAAGGGTACTAAACGAAGTGTACAGGCATTATTATCTTGTTATGGTATTCCGCAATCATTGATAACTATAAAAGAGTATGGTGGTCCTAGGCTGGATCGTACTCCGATATACGAAAAATTAAATTTTGATTATGCATTAGATTTAATTGCAAATACTTCTGGTATTGTTACGACAAACTATTCACAGTCTATTAATACTGTAGAGCTAAGATTCCGTACAGCCGATGTAATTGAGAATCCAACTATTCCTGGTACTATGAATTTATTTTCAGTTGGATCAAACACAGTAACATTAGATTATACTGCCGGAACATTAGGAACTATACAAATTAACGGTACGAGTTCTGCTGATATCGAAATGTTTGATGGAGGTTGGTTAACCGCAATGCTTCGAACATCAGGAGCAAATTTACAAGTAGTAGCAAAACGATCTAAATATGGAAAAATTGTAGCAGCCGTTTCTGCCTCAGCAACTGCTTCATTTGATTTATCCGGAAGTGTTATTATCGGAGGAACAACCGGTGGAAGTCGTTTAGTAGGGCAAGTTCAGGAACTGAGATTATGGTCTAGTTCACTTGGCGATTCTGCATTTAATAATCATGTAAAAGCTCCTTCAGCATACAATGGAAATTCAGATGCATACGCAGAATTAGTATATCGAGTACCATTAACACAAAAAGTTAATCATGCATTAACCGGTAGTTTAACGGGAGTACAGCCTACATATTCTTCAATTTCATCATCGTTTACTTCATGGACAAACAATACACCATATGATTCTATAGAAGAAACATATTATTTTGATTCTCCTAGTTTAGGTGCAGGTACATACGATGATAATAAAGTACGTTTAGAAGACAATGATTTAGTTGGCACTCTAGATGTTAGAACTAGAGCAGAACGCAGTCAATTTGATCGAGCACCATTAGATAGCGCAAAATTAGGTGTGTATTTTTCACCACAAACTATGATTGATGAAGATATCATTTCGCAGTTAGGATATGAAGAATTAGATGCGTATATCGGAGATCCGGGTGATGCTGAATCAGATGAATATCCTAGATTAATTCAACGTGCACAACAGTACTGGAAAAAATATGCCGAATCTAATGATATAAATGCATACATTAAAATATTTACACTGTTTGATTTATCATTTTTCCGGCAATTAGAACAATTATTACCAGCCCGTGTTAATGCAATCACCGGTTTATTAATACAACCAAATTTATTAGAACGTAATAAAAAATCTGTACTACCGACTATAAATAAATTTGATAACACATACAATGTTACATTATCAAACATATCACCGACAGCATCTGCAGATTATTTAAATTATTCTGCGTCAGTTTCTGGTAAGATATTAACCGTATCCGCAGAAGATGATGATCAATGGCAAGCATATTTAACGGCATCGCAAGCTAAAAAATACAACGGAACAACTTATAGTTATGAATATGCTATATTAAGCGGTTCAGTATACATAACCGGGTCTACACCATATTGGAGATCCGAAGGCGTATCACCTGTAATTTTAGATTCGGCGTTATCTGAATTCAGATATACTGAAATTAGTACGGATTATACTGCTTCGTATTCTGGATCGATATATGGATCTTCTTCATATGGTACTGGTAGCTATGGTGTTCTTATATGGGCATTTACCGGTAGTTTTGCGCAGGTTCAAGATTATTTACCACAAGGCATAAACAATTTAAAGTATAATGGATCTAAATTAACATCCGCAGATTTTAATATTGATTCGACACAAACTATTGATGGTAAACCGGTAGTAGAATGGAGAACTGCTAATCCAAATCAGTTGATATATCAGACATTAGGAGAACAAGGAAACTTTGTTTTGGTATAATTTTGTACGTAATGATATTTATTTTAAATAGGAATAACATATGGGATATTTAGATAATAGTTCAGTTACTGTAGATGCAATTCTTACATTAAAAGGTCGTGAATTATTAGCACGTGGCGGTAACGCCTTTAAAATTACGCAATTTGCGTTAGGAGATGATGAAGTAGATTATTCATTATGGAATCCAGATCATCCGCTTGGAACAGAATATTATGGTGTAATCATTGAAAATATGCCAATTACAGAAGCAATACCTGATGAAACACAAGCTCTTCGTTCCAAATTAATTACATTGCCAAAACGAGCAACGAATATTCCGGTAGTAACTGTAGGTAACACTGCAATTACATTGTTAGCCCCCGGCGACTCTGCAGCAATTACACCTAATACTAGTAACTTGCAAGGAGGTAATGCAAATTTAGGATACACTGCAATATTATCAGATTCAACCGTTGCAGACATTCAAATTACAAGAGCATTGCAAAATTCAACTTTACCAACTACTCCAAGATTTATTGGAGATAATGAAGATGCACAGAGTGTAGCAGTTGCTGGATTTGAATTCCGTGTTATTGCTAAATCGCAATACATTGAAGATAAAACTGCAACTATTACTATTATTGGTAATGAAACGGGTGGCAGTGTTACTATTAATTTAACTGTTAAAAAAGTAACTGCAGTAACAACCGGCGTTGGAATGTCAAGTTAATAAAAAGAAATGAATATGAAACAGCTTATTAACACGTTAAAACAAAAACCTAGACACGGCGGTGTACCACGCGGTACCCAATTAGGCCCGGTAACAATACCTACTACTACCGGACAAACAAATGCAAGTGCCGTTACTGAACAGGTACAACAGTTGGCACAGCAGTTAGCTAATGAAATGTTTGCTAATGCACAAGCAACACAATTATTAGCTCGTAACGGTCGCGTATTTACTAGATTTGATATGCAAAATGATGTAGTATCTAATCAGACTGAGGTAGTCACGGCAGGTTTGTGGAGTGATGGTCTTGCTGGGTTGACAACATATGCAACATCATCTACTCAAACTACTACACAGAGACGATACTATACGGATGTATATCAAGAAAATCCAACTAATGAAGGTGCTGCAGTGCAGTTTTCATTGGCTTTTGGTCATGCTTTGGGTAGTGGTTCAGATTCGCAAGGCCAGCTTAATGATTCTCCATCGAAAGCAATATACTCACAATATCGCCAATTACTACTGAATCCGGCTGATTCTAGATTCACAACAGCTGGATCGGGAAGTACGGATTATATTTATGTAGTTAATTTTAAACGTAATCGTCTTAAAGAACGTTTAGATGCTGGAAATTTTGAATTACCATTAGCAAACATTACGGCACGAGCAACAAATGCAACTGGTTCTGTATCAGTCGGATCCACCGTACGAACATTAATTGATGATTCTTCTCTGTCTACCGGAGCTGTTGGAGATTCTGGCCGAGTATATAACATAGTATCCGGATCTTTATCTGCAGGAGTACATAATTCATCTGCGCCAGTTTATTATGGATTAGTATATCCAGATCATGGAATATTAATTCTTGATGGTAAAATGTTAGATCAACAGTTAGGATTTGCAACTAATACCGGATCTAGTTCGGAAGGTAATAATCATTTTGCATTGTATCATTCAATTTCCGGATCTGCATTACAAACGAATCCAGCAACGTCCGATCCATATAGTTTCTTAGCAAGAAATTCAGAAAAAGTTACTAGCACACATTACTTTGTGCGTGTTAAAAATGCAGAATACAATTTCTCCAATAACGCTTCGTATGTTACTGGATCGGTTGGTCAAATTGCTCAAAGTACATTTGTAGGAGATCCAAAAACATACATTACCACAGTTGGTTTGTATAATGATCAACAAGAATTATTAGCAGTTGCTAAATTAAGTAAGCCGTTGCTGAAATCATTCCAGCGTGAAGCACTGATCAGAGTTAAACTAGATTTCTAAGTATTTACATACTGATTTAAGCCCTGTTATATTTATAATAAATGTAGCAGGGTTTTTACTATAATGTCAGAAACAAGAATACAAAATATAGATTCATATCAAGGAATATATCCATCGGTATTTAAAAAAGTAGATACATCGGATGTTTCTATTACGCCATTTCAAAGTTTTAAACTTTGGACTATAATATCTGGTAGTGCTACATCAAGCTGTTTACCGTTAATTGGAATTTATACAAATAAAAGCATTTTGCCGGCATTAGAAACTGAACTAACATATAATGATGCTGCAAATATAAACGGAAGTTTACAGTCTGTTACATATTGGTCTGTTGATCAATTATTTTATAAGTTTAAGAATCAGCCATTCAACACATTAGGTCCTACTGATTTAAATCGAACGAAAAAGAATTTATATCAAACGGCATCTATTTTATCATTTCCTAATAAAAAAGTTGGAGAATGCATTAAACCGGCATCTTTCACATTCACTGGGTCTAGTTTGCAATTGGCTGCCGATAGATATGGTAATGTGTATGACACTGCATTTTCTACTGCTTCAATTGTTTCAAACGTACGGTGGTATGAAGGATTTAATGAATATTTTGATGAATCCAGAATCATATATACATCTGAAAATGTTACATATGTACCAGGCGTGTCAACCAGTACCGGCGCTGGTTTACCTGTCGGATTAGCAGCAAAATTTTCTGGATCTGGCTATATTGCTACTTCCGTATCCGGAGAATATTCACGTGATACGAATTATGCTGTTGCATTTTTTATTTCAGCATCTAATCCAGGTGCAGAAAATGATTTAATACTAGCAAAATCCAATAACAATATCAGCACAAAATTTCCATTTAAAATTGAATTAAGTGGTAGCAATCAGGTTGTGTTCACAGTTTCTAGCAACAACACATTGAAACGGAGCATTGTATCTACATCATATGTTACTGCATCTAATCATGTAGTATGTCAAAAAAGTGGTAGCTGGATGCAGTTATATGTTAATGGCGTATTAGAAGCATCTGCATCAGCAACATTTTTAGTGAATGCCAATAATTCTCCGTTTACTGCATCCGGTAGATTCGATAATACCGATTCCGTGTATATTGGTGGATATGGAACTGGTTCTTTGAATTTAAATGGTGTTTTAGATGAAATACGTGTTTTTGATAAAGCATTAACTGTTACTGAAACGGGATATTTAGCAGATCGTACGGAAGGTGGCACCATGTTACAAACGGCTGTAGTTGGAAATGTATTTTCTAAGCAAGGAATTGTAGTAATATCTAGTGCCGATTATCGATACAATAACATTTTGAATTCATCATACACTTCAAGTTATCGTAGCACATTAACTACATATGAATTAAGTGTTTTAGCAAAATTAGATGCTGGCGATTTTAATTTATCACTGAATCCATCGCTTACCGCTGATGATGATGTTACATATCAAAGCTTTGTAAGTTCTAGTGTTTTTGATCCATACATAACCACGATTGGACTTTATGATGATGCCGGTCAACTGTTGGCTATTGGTAAATTAGCACAGCCGATTAGAAAGCGATCTGATGTTGACATGAATTTTTTAATTCGCATTGATATTGATAAAAATATTTTGCCAGGATAAACATGATACGGTTAAAACATTTATTGCGGGAACTTTCAGAATTAGACACACAACGTTGCTTGGATAAAATACAACGTAAACAGTTCCGGTTAATAGGAGCTGGTGATAATGGTCGTGTTTATGAAATAGATGGCGAAGATAAAGTTTTTAAAATTACACAAGAACGCGATGAATATGCAGTAGCAGAACAAATTGTCAATCGATACAATGATTTTACAACATTTATTCCAGTATATTATGTAGATGGAAAAAACATGTATATCATGGCAAATGCATCGGAATTACCAATTCGATTGAAAAAAAGAATTGATTTATTCTTGCAAGATTTCGTAACATTTGCTCGTAGTGAAGGAGGCGAAGTATCGGTATTTGACTTTATTGATGAAACGGATAACATTGATGTTGAAATTGATAATTTTTTAAATGCTTTGCGTGCCGATATAGAAAAGCTTCAGATTCCAGAATTTGAATTAGATTTAGATTTCCGTTCAGACAATATCATGATATGGAACGGAAAAATGGTAATGGTTGATTGGTAATTGATATTTATATAAAAATGATATGTATAATAAACGCAACATAAAAGAACAAAAAGAGTCTAAGAAATCTTCTACAATAAAATTACCAGATTATGTTCCATACACTCGTACTACGGTAATTAAACCAGCAAATAATACTGCTAAAACGATTGCACAACAACATGGTGCATCTTTAGATGGATGGTCTGCATTTACTATTATAAATCGAGCTACTAGAAAACCTACTTTCGGAGGTCCATTAGTTACTGAACCACAAATTATAGATGCATTAAATCAAACTGATAAAACATCTAAAAAAACATATTATGGTAATGATAGTTTTTGGGATAAACTTAAAGATGATGTTCCGCAATACATGTACATAGTAGGACCAGATGTTTCGAAACGTAAACGAGTTTTCAAATATAATGTTTGGATTTGTAATTATCATCAATTATACATGTTATCTAAACAATTATATGAAACAGAACCCATAACATATTCCGAAGTTATAGAAGATGTACCTACAAATCGATATGAAAATATTATAATAATAACAGCAGTAAATGCAAATAAATGGTTTTCTGGATTACGTAAAGCATTGCAACAAGAAAAACTTAATCCTAAACCAGAAGGTTCACGTGTTTTAATACCAGATCTGCAGTATCTAGATAAGGACTACGATTCATCTGACACTGCATTTGAACCATATACAATCGATGTTACCGACGCAAAAGCATCAGAAATGGAATATGACGGATCTTTCCGAGGCTTTGCTCGTATACAACTAGATGAATTTGGTAACACCGAAATGGTTGCATTGAGTGGACGTATAGGTGTAGTAGACCGAGATACTGAAATTCCGGGTGTATTCGAGGGGGAGTTTAAAAACGGTGCACCTTACGAGGGTGTTATTACATATGATGATGGTGATGTGTATCGTGGAATACTGCAAAATGTTATTTCATATATAGGTACAGATGGAGAAAAACGTTTTTCATATCAGGCACCAAAATCCGGCACTGATGTATCCGTAGGATCTGTTAAATGGGATTCTAATGAAGGTATTATACGCGTAGTTCAACAAGATATTAGTGACATGCTTAAAAATAATCCAGACTGGGTTAATAGTTTTAATACTCCGGAAACACAAGATTATTACACTGCATTACAATATTTTGTATCTCCATCTTTCCAACCGGATGGTATTTGGGATGAAAATATGAGAACTGCAACATTGCTATTAAATGTGATAACACATGGCGATGATGTGTTAGATCCAAATGACACTACTAAATTTAAACTTGGAGCTAGAACAGAAATTACAAAAGAAACACGTGACAACATAATTAAATATAAAACTGATAAAATACAGTAACTGTGATGAGACATAATTTAACAGAACAAAACTCGGTATTAGATCGAATTCGTAAAGGAGAATTGCCGGCAAAGTCATCTGCCGATAAGCCAAGTGTGCCTCGACAGGAAGTCCCAGCACCGGATAAGCCTGGCATTGAAAAACCTTCAGATCCTTCTGTTAAAAGATCCGAAACCCCTGTACAGGATATGCCGTCTAATGTTAGTTTAGATAATCCAGTTAATAAAGTTGGAGAATTAATTTTTAGTGATCGTGCTAAACGAGATTTTAATAAAGGCATAATCGGTATACATTTACTAGATGATTTAGAGACTGCAGTTAAAATGGCAAAAATTGGTGATGTGCAAATTACATATGCTCGAGAAGATCATTCACTAGTAAACACTAATCATGCGTATGGATTAGCTGTTGATATTAGTGCTTTTCGGGTAGATGGTAAATTTATTACATATAGGGGAAACAGTAAATTATTTACTACATTAGGAAATATTTTTGTAGAACAATTAAAAAAACTAGGATATAAATTCGGAGAATCACCTAGCAGATTACGTGCATATTTATGGCAAACATATAAAGGTGGTAATCATTACAATCATATACATGTTAGTAATATACAAGGAAAAGAAAAAATTAATACTGCAGATTTAGGTTCAAGAAAAGAAAATCCAAAGTTTCAGCAACAACTTGAATTAAAACGTCAATTAAAAACGCATGCAGATGTTTTATCATTTTTCAGAAAATATTATAATTGGATTCGCGATGCTGAAAAGAATTTTGCAAAATTTACTTGGAAAGTTTTAGATTGGGGCGATGATGAAGAGGGCGCATACGAATACTATAATGAACAAGTAACAAAAGGTTTAAAAGCTTATAATTTAGATTCAGAATCTGTATATAATAATGCATCTAAACAAGATAAACATAACATACAGATGATAAAATACATTATAGAAAGAATCGGTAATCTTATACAACAAGGACATCAAGGAAAATATCCAATGACGTTGTATATTTATGACTCAGCTGAAAAAAAATGGAAAACAAAAAAAGTATGGTTCATATGGGATGCCATGTAAACGGAAATTGGTTATGCGAAAAAATCACTATCATAGCTCAGGAAATTCAAAAAGAGCGGCTGCTTTAAAATATGGTTATAAGTCAGGATTAGAACATGTAGTTGCCGAACAAATTAAAACTGCAGAATATCCTTTGAAATATGAAACAGAAACATTAAATTACATAGTACCGGAGCGACGAGCTAAATACACACCGGATTTTGTATTTCAGAAAAAAGATGGAAGTTACATGTTTGTAGAAACAAAAGGTCGTTGGACTAGTGCGGATCGATTAAAAATGAAACATGTATTAGCATCAAATCCTGGAATAGATATTCGCATGGTATTCCAATCTCCTAATCAAAAAATATCTAAAGGATCATCAACTACATATGAAAAGTATGCAAATAAATTGGGCATCATGCATGTAGCTAAAAAAGAAATACCGGCAGATTGGTTTGCAGAATGTTTACGTGACGGCGAAGAAATTGTTAATGTTAAAAAATTCTTTTCACTTTGATTTGAAATGTGAAAAATTTTTAATACATTCATATGGATTAATGTTAATTAATTAAATGATTGATTCAGAATTGAATCGATCGTTAGACCAGGAATGCAATGTATGTGTCTAACTAATATTAATATTATTATTAATTTAATTGGAGTATTACAGTTAATTTATTATATTAATATTAAATGAAAAATGTAAAGTTATTACAGTTACTGGAATCAGTATTAGGTAAAGGTAAACCTACATCCGGTGATAACATAGCATTCTTCTCTCCATTCGTTTCACATTACAAGCCAAAATTAGAAATCAACATTGATACTAATTCAGCCGGAGAAAATCCATGGCATTGTTGGATATCTGACAAGAAAGGCCGTAGCATTGCTACATTGTTCAAACAATTAAATTTACCGAAAGAGCGTTTTGAACAACTAAATCGTATCATTGAAAGCAGTAAATATCGTGTTTCTGACAATGTTAAAATAAAAAATGAAACACTGCAACTCCCGGCAGATTATCGGCCATTATGGATACCAAAAAATACACCGGATTATCGCAATGCAATTCATTATCTAAAACAAAGAAAAATCACAATATTTGACATTCTTAAATACAGAATTGGATACTGTGAATCCGGTGAATATTCGGGTAAAATCATTATACCTAGTTATGACTGCACCGGTCAACTGAATTATTTTGTATCTCGAGCATATTACAAATCAGACACACAGAAACATAAGAATCCCAAAGTATCAAAAGACATTATCGGATTTGATTTGTTTATTAAT